GGATAATGTCGGTCTTGATTACATGTAATTCCATGTCTGTCACAGCCAGTGAAACGGGGCGCATAGGGTAGTGAAGTCTGCCAGGAGGATGGCGAGTGGTAGCCTAATTCAAACCGTGGTACGGATGTCCCCACATGTGGTGGTTAAACACAACCACTTTGAAATTTTGATTATGATAGAGGCCTTTGTGAATATTGTTAGTAAAGTTGTTGAAGCGAACAAGTTAGTAGGCGCAGTCAAAGAGGTGGTTTTAAATAGTTCTGGTAGAATTCCCAGATCCTTTTTACGTGGCGTAAAAGCAAAGTCAGGTTGGACATATGCTCTCTTCGGATTGAGCGTCTACGCGACTGCGCGATTAGTCACTAGGGTTGAAGATATTCACAATGAACTTTATGTCGATAGAGGGAATGTCCTCGGTATTGATGAACATTTTTGGCAGCTGTTGGATAATCCACAGTTGGAGGATTCACATCTTCGTTCAGAAACATCGATTCGAGTGCGCAGTCCAAAGCATTTAATAGCTGCTATCGGTTTGGTTGTTGGTTTCGGAGCATTGAGTAAGAAGTTGGTATTAAGTGTATTGCCTCTCATTTTAATTTTGTTGCACAAATTTAGAGGGCATGTTTACAACGTTAATTCTTCTCATTACAACGATTTGGTGTGCTGGGCAGCAGGTAGAGAAAGGAATGCATCTCTCCTGCACGCTATGAGGTCTCGTCTTTATAGGCGATTTTATTCACAATTCGCATTCGGTAATACCGAGCGTGAAACATTTTTGAATACCTTATCGGCGGCTTATATGCACACACGTCAACCAAGGGATTTTCAAATCCCATGGTTCTAAAGCCGGATAGTATATCTGGTGTGGCGAGATTCGCGGTTGCTAATAACTGCATGTTGAGAATCAGACCCACGGATCATGGGAATTTAGGAAATTCCGTCCTACACACGAATTCTGAATATTCAGTTTTCTCTTCAAGGTCCACAACTAACGATGTATTAGGATTGACCAAACGATTATTACGCGATTATCCTGAGAGTTATACTCCAGGTGCGTTTGATCAGGCAATCAACGTTGTAAAGTCAAGGGCTAGGTGTCTTGTTCCCATGACAGAAAGTAAATTGCTGTCGTGCTACAGTGGGGCAAAGCTCGGGCGCTACCAAGCGGCTGCAAACGAGCTCCAACAAACACCTCTGGAAAGAAAACACTTTGCCATAAGTTCATTTGTGAAGCGAGAAAGGTATAAAGATCCACTCGCGTACCCGAGAATGGTGCATCACAGAAGTTATATGTGTATCTTTGAGATGCTCAGATACATAAAACCCATCGAACATAAACTATATAAAATGAGATTCGATGTTGAGAATTTAATGGCGGAAGAGACAGTAGTCGCAAAGGGTGCAAACGGAAACAGACGATATGAGCTCATAAGTGCTAAAATGAGCAGATTCAAAAACCCTTGCGTATTCTCTCTCGATTGCTCGTCATTTGAGTTGCACACAGATTACGAATATCTAAAAGATGAGATTGATATTCTACGAGCATTTTATCCTCACGACAAATATTGGAAATGGATAACATCAAACCTATTTCACAATTTTGGACACACCAGCAACGGCGTCACTTGGGCGCGTATTGGAGGGCGTGTTAGTGGGGATGCACATACTGGGCTAGCAAATACATTAGCAATGATCATTGCTGTATTGCAATTAGCAATAAATAATCCGCATGTAAAAATGGATTTCCTCAGTGATGGGGATGACACTCTATTGTTCTTCGAAAGGGGAACCTTGCAGTTCGGTATGATTCAGAATCATTTTCGACTTTTCGG